CCGTAAGTCCTCTCTAATCCGACTTTCTGTCTCTGCAAGCCTTATTACAGCCCGTAGCCAAACTTCCTGCGCTTCATTTAAGTATGCAATTACATCAGGGATTGGTATGCTTCGGCTCTTCCCGCTAAGCACAACATCAAACTTCCTGTAGAAATCGTAAACCAGCTTTTTTGAGCTTACTGGCATTTTACTTAATTGCTTGCAGTTTGTCCTCTAACTCAATGAACTTGTCTGAGTTACTTGAGTGAGAGAAGAACTCGATGATCTCTTGTCGATCTTTGGCGTCAATTCTTTCTCCGGCAAAGGAGTAGTAACCTGACTTTCTTCGAAGTATGCCAGCCTTTAGTGCTTTAATCACTGAATACTGGTAACTTAACTCTACTTCATCCTGCTCACAAAGATCTATGAACTTCTGTTGATAAGACACTCCGTAATCTGGGTGCCTGTCCGTATTTTCTACAGCGTTTTGCATAAGCATAATGAACATGCCGTTGGCGTCCGTAGATTTGCTGTAGTTTGGCACTCGGATTATTTCGCAAACCTTCCTCATCTTCGTTTCGTCGTTTTGGAGTTTTGCTAAATACTGAATAGCCAATACTTTGATATCTAGGTCATCTTTCAATGCCTTGTTGTCTGAACCTACGGTACTCATTTCTAGCTCTGCGCCTAACGCAACAGCATTACTGTACCTATTCTTAGCATTTTTGGACTTGTCAAGAGTTTTCTTGCTGCCAGAAGTGGCGTAGTAAATGAACTCTTGCTTGGGGTCATCTAACATAAGTAAGCCCCTGCCGTCTGACAAAAAGTAGTTAGAGTAAAAGTCTGGGTGCGTAAAAACTGGATCCGATATGTCGGTTAACCTGCTTGCTACGTTTTTCCCTACCTCAATGAGTTGCCCCGCTTTTTCGTGGGACTTAGGGTATCTTAAGTTCATTTCGTCGATCAACCTCGCCAAAACGTTCTCATCTGCATTCCAGTTCCATTTACGTTTGATGTCGTTAAAGGTTGGATAGAGGAACTTTTTGGTTCCCATAAAAGGTCGGTCATTGTAGTCTTCTTCGTAGCTGCCTTGTGAACCGTCCTTTTTATCCGTACTGAAAATTCGGGGGACAAGCCGTCCCCCGCTAGATGAAATGTTGATCTTATCTAAACTCTTCCGCGATTTTACTCTTACAATTCTTTGTTCCATTAAAATACTAAGTTAGTTGTCAAAAGCTTTTATGGGCTAGTAGGAAACGTTTGGCTTAAACCAAAGGGTCGTTGATGGATCAGCCATAACTACGCCAAAGGTTTCCCTGTGGATGTACTTATAAGCATCGCCAATACGAGTGTCGCCTGTTTTCCAGATTGGGTTAGTTTCTCCAATTGCGCCTGCTGGAGACCAAAGTCCCGGCAAGTAAGTAGAAATCTTGTTGTCTACTCTATTGAAGAATTGAATTGGTGCTTCGCCAAAACCAGTGTTAAAGGCTATGAATTCATAGCTAGATGCTGGGTAGTAGCTGCCCGGATAGTTAACTCCGTTGATACGGGTGTTATCCAAGATTGGCCAGTGCGCAACTTTTACGCTACCAAATGTAGGCAATACATATTCGGTGAATTGGGGGGCGGCAAACGCAAAACCTTTGCGACCTCCTCTATTGTCAAATGGAGTTCTTGGGGACAAGATAAAGCTGTAATCGTAAGTCGCAGCGGATTCGCCGAACTTCTGATTAACCCACTCAGAGAACAGTTTCAAGCCTGCTTGACCTGTGTAAAATACAACGTCACGCTTGCTTACTGGAACACGGTCGAACCAGAGTGCCTCTAGTCTTTCCATTACGTATTCCATTCCGTGTGCCTCTGGAGAATAGCCGATTACTTGGCCACACTCTAAGAACTCAAAAACACCGGGGCCAGTAGTGATTGGCTTGCCTGTATTCTTGTCGATTAAATTCTCCGACTGGCTACCGTATGCAATAAACAACTCTTTTTCGTAGTCCATTTGCATCATGGCTTGCCCCTCTAAGAAGTTTGTGATCTTCTTCTCTTCTGGCATTGGCCGACCTTCATCATCACATCGAGTGATCTCTAGGTTGCCCCACTGTCTGTGTGCTTCTCCTTCTACGGTAAACTCCCAACCCATTGTGGTAAGAGGAGCCTCAAATTCCATATAAGAAAAGCCCTGCCCAAACTGGATAGAACCGAAGGTTCCTATTTCTCCATGAGATTGGATAGAACCCATCTTGAGCCAATATTCGCTTGAGATCAAAAAGTCTGGGTCGAGGAAGTCATCATCTGTACCTAAAACGCGGACGTCATAAATGTAGCCGCCATCGAATTCTCTTGCTTCATCGCTCTGAACTACGATTTGTACTCTCTTATTTCGTACTGGTGCTAAGACATCATGTGCCTTATACCAATCTACGTCAGACCAAAACTCAAACTCAAGTCCGCCTGCGCCCAAATACAAATTATCTGGATCATTGACGTTGCCGAGAGACTGTGCCCGTCTGTCGGGTTCTCCATAAATCTTCCACCGAACAAAATTCTTGTTTACGGTTTCTACTGATTCCCCTCCGGAAATGCCCTGCAAGAATTCCATCAGCGGGGAGAGTTCTACTGATTCGGTGATACCTAGCTTAGCATAAGCTAGGCCCTTTACGATGTGACTGACGTCTGCATAATCTGCAACGTGCTGGCCGTGGGCGAAGAGTAAGTCATCTAATGTGGTTACATTGGACCAGTATCGGTCTTGTCCCCCTTGTTCTTCCTCTATCATCCATTTATTTGGAAATGGATTATTTGAAACTACTGCCATTATCTCTTTCTGTTTATTTTAAAGGCTACCCCATTAAATCTACGAAGTACGTTTTTTTCTTTGTAGGGGCCTTTTGTTCTTTTTTTGTTTCTTCCTTTTTCTCCGTACTCCCTTGTCCTTTGATTATATTTCCGTATTCTCTTAAGAATTCGCCTTCGAGTTCGTTCTTGGCTTCTTCCTTCAAGTTTACTGCATTTTCGCTTGAGTTTAACCACGATAGGTACGAGAATAACTGAACTTCTGCATTGTTTTGGAACTCAAGTAAGAACTTTTGTACTTTACTTGCCCTGTGCTCCTGTCCTTGTATAGTTACTGTCTCCGTACTTTCGTAAATATCCTTACGGAGTTGGCTTGCTTGCTTTTTTGTGAGCTTTTGCGTAACCACCTCTCTTTTTTCTAGGATATCTGCTATTGCCTTTTCTGAAGCCCGCTTTGCTTCTTCCCTGTAGTCTTCTAAAGACTTGTAATATTCTTTCTCTTGCTTCTCAAACTCTTCGAACTTATCCTTATGATAACCCTTAGCGGTTACAAAAAGTTCATCCAACTTATCATTTGCCTCCGATACATTAATCAATCCTGCGCTTTCCGTGTCAGATAGCCCTCTTGACTTATGCATCGCCGCAATGGCCTCCTTCTTCTTTTCTATTCCTGTTGCCTCTTCATCCAAGCTTGAGTAAGCTCGGTGTAAAGACACCTCGGATAACATATTTGGGTCGATGCCATTGTGAATGGCCCTTGCGTATAGCAGTTCTTCCCTAGTTACCCCTTGATTCTTTAGTTCCTGTGCAAACTGTGTTTGTACTTCCTCATATACATTGCTCTCAATGCTGTCTTTATACGCAGCATAGATATCTGGATATGATATCTCTTCCGGAACTTCGAACTCCTCTGGTAGGGCTCCGTCGCTCCTTAATTGAAGGGCCATATAATATGCGGAATTCTCTACTGAAGGTTTGTCTTCTTTAGGCGTTTCCTCTTTGGCCTCTTCTTTCTTCTCCTCTGGAGGTGCAGTAGCGGCCTTTGGTGCCTCTTCTTTCTTCTCCTCTTCTGGGGCCTTTTGGGGCTCCTCCTTTTTTAGTACTGGAGTGTCTTTAGGTGTCTCCTCTGTTTTTGGAGTTTCGTTTTGCTTTACAATCTCCTTCTCTATGTCGGAGCTTCCTGGAGCTTCTGCGTTTATTCCAGTCGTCTCTTTTAGCCCCTCATTGCTGTCAAAGACATAAGTTCTCTTCTTTCTCTCTTGCATTTTGTCTCGTTTGCGGGATCAACTATTCGGTTGAGTACAAAAGTATAAACGAATTCGTCCCAGATATTGTTCAATAAATATTCTTTATTTTGTTTCTCCTTAAAGAATCTTAACTTTTTTTGTTGTTTTCTAATGTTCCTTTCACTTTCATCTCCTCAAGATCTAGTTCTCGGTCCTTCTGCCCCTTCTTGACCGCCTCAACTTCGCGCTTGAATTCAAGCTCCATTTCAGTCTTCTCCAGAGAGTCGGCCCTTCCGTCTCGGTCTGCATCGGCCTGTATGCCAAATTGCTGTATACCTATGACTGCTCTTCTTTCCTGAGATGCTAAGACTTCCCTCGTCTCTTGCAGTTTTCCTTGTTGCTTGATGGCAGCTTCTTCTAGTTTAGTTTGCTTCTCAGTCTCCATGCGCTGCATCTCGACCTGCATTGACTCTGCTCTAGCTTGCTCTATCTTAGCAGATTCTTTCTTGAATATAGAAATTATCTCTGACGGAGTGTCCGCTAAAGTAAGTTCTAATATTCCATCAAAGCTCATTCCGTTTTGGATTAGTTCAAGAGAACGTTGTTTCAGCTCTTTTACTTTATCTAGGTCTGCGGAAGAAGTACTAAACTTCACTCCAAGTTCTTGATACCAGAAATTCTGCGCCAATTCGAAGTCTAGCGCCCCTATGTCGTCCATTATCTGGGCGATCTTCTCTGGTCGGTCTCTGTATACATGTTTTGCCCTATTCATTAGAGAATTGAGAGCTTTTTCTACAATAAGTCTGTGTGTTTCAAAGAATCCCTCCGTCTGATTGTAAGAAGCAGACTGATTTACTTGTGTATTAACTGCGTTAGAGTACTGCCCAACTGCGCCCATTCTTGCCTGATTGAAGAACATGGACTCAATAATGTTATTCCTAAAATAGTCGAGTAGTTGTATCTTACTTGCTATTTCTGAAGTTCGGCCTAAATCCACCCCTCTGAGTATTTGGGGGTCTATGCCACTCATTCCGTGCTTGTTGGGGGCAGCTAGTAGTAGTTTAGTATTCTTCATTGTGCTCAGCCAATCCTGCCACTTCATGTTGTCTGGCTTCATGTTCATTAACATGATAAATACCTTTCCTACATCTGTAGCAAGTTCGTGCTTGAGCTGCGCCATTGTTACGTCGAACTCTAATTGCCAAGCCTTGGCCATATCTATAGGGGCTACTGGCTCTGAATTGTTCATCAGAGTGGAGTAGTTCCTCCCCACAAACGGTAACTCTACGTCATACGGGTTAAATATCGACTTGAATTGATTAGGGACCGGACGAATATTTAAGTATATGGCTTCTGGGCCCGTTCCTAGCTTCGTAGCTTCCCATACCTCGTCCACCCAGACGTCTGTTACCTCTATATCTTGGCTGGTGGGTTCGTAGTGTTCATCCAGCCAATATTTTTCTGTCTTTCCATCTACTAGTCTCTTTACTCTCTTTAACTTTCTTTTGTCTTTCCAAGCGAACCTGGCTTCTCTTACTCCAAACTTAGAGAAAGAGCTTCCATATGTACCGCCGTACTTCCGGGATACCTCGCTATATATTTGCGACATTCTGCTTTGGCCGCGCTTGGTCTTTAGGTTTACGTCTCCGTACTTCTGTAAATAGTACCCATCGTCTACGGATAGCTCATACATTACCCGTTCTGTAGCTCCGTCACGTTTATATGCATCAGACCTGTTAAGTCCTCCTATAGGCTCTGCATACTCCTCAAGTAATCTATAATTATCTGCACTAAGCTCCTCTGAGTACTTTTGAACCGCAGCCTCAAAAGATAGCCACTGTTCATACTTAACCCAGTCCATGTCTTGATACCACTCTGTATGCTGAGAGCCCCCACAAGTAATATACTTTGGGTTGCACAGCTCCATAATTGGCTCTCCATGTGAATCACCTATATAATAACACTCTCTCCCAGTAGGTATCGCGTGTTTAAATCCATCTCTTTGTACTGTATTGAGGTCTAAATAATCGTTTAAATACTTAATGAACATGTTTCCCTGCTTCTCAGTAGGGGTTTGATAGTCATTACGCATGAAGTCCAGTATCTCCTTTGGAGTTTGTGCCTCTATCTCTTGTTGGACTGTTTGCTGTATCTGCTGTGCCTGTTCCGGAGTCAGTAGTTGCGGATCTGTTACCTGAAGCTGCTCCAGCATCCGCTGAGAGATGGATTGCTCTAAAGGAGCTAATACCCGCTGATTAAATAATTGCTTTATTAACTCGTTCCACTTTTTCTTCCTTAATGTTTTTGCGTACGTACCCATATGAACTGCATACGGCTTAAACGGACGGGACAATTGTTCCCCATACATAGCATTTGCTACTTGGGAGATTATTGGGTAGTGGTTTATATTAGAAACGGACATTTCTATCCGCTCTCCTTCGATATTAAAACAGGTTGGGTTTTCGTACAGCTTTGTGTCTAATCTCCCATTAAATAAGTTGTAGTTTATGTCAAACTTTTTGGCCTCGTCTCGGTTCCTGTAGTCTCCGTACCACATATCCAGCCTGTCCAAGTAGTCCTTCTGACGTTGATAGTCGTCTTTTATCTTCTCCTCGTAAGAAACAAATCTGTCTATATTATTTCGCCCCGGAAAATCCGAAGACTTCTTGCTCTTGTTGGCCATACGTTAGTAATTTAAGAATGCGGCTCGTGCCTTAATGTGTGTGGAAGAATCGCCTGACGTACTGTAGTCAAACTTTTCCGAGTAGTCTTCCTCTTCATACTCATCTACATTTGGGACGTTCTCTCCGTCCAACTTTCCTAGTAGTAGCTGTAGTCCTAATAAACAGGATATGTGGTCAAAGTTCTCCTCTGAGTCGTAATTGACGACCTCATCTAATATCCTAGGACTGAATATCCAGTCCATTGTCTTTAATATCGGGACATTGGTAACAGGATCTTTTTGTTTTGTGTCCAAGAGCCAGTTAGCTAATCGCTTAGTACACCAAGATTTAGTTCTCGATGAACCGCCAGTCATCCGAAAACCTACTTTATAGTAAGATCTCTTACTGTTTGGGTTTATCTCCCGTTCCAAGAAATGTGCATCTGACTCTAACATAGAGTAGTGATCATTTCTACTGCACCACTCTACAAAACCAGCTACGTTAATTTCCGGAAAGATGGTCGCATTAAAATATTTAGCTATCTTAATGACCATCTCATAGTTGTCGTCTAATTTCTCCTTCCTGCCTATCCACTCCGCGACAATAGTGTCGTACAGAGTTTCACTCTTACCATTATAGAAATACTTATACACTAGGATTGAGTGAAAAGACTCTCCATCTCCGGATTGTTTAGCGGGATCATAAATTACGAAGTATAAGCCATCTGGAATGAACTCCGGAGGCTCTTCGTACATAACAAATGCTCCATTCTTGTCTACAGGATCGCTCTCAAAATCCCACTTTGTTATTGGCCGTAACTTTCCTAAGATATCCTTATCGAAGCGGACTCCGTTCTTTTCTCTTACATCATAGCTTAAGTTACCTATTATTGCTTTCCTTTTATAGATATCGTAATCTACTAAGTCTTGCATCTGGTCTGCTGCTGCTTGTTTTGGTT